TATGGTATCTATGTTAATGAGGGTAGAAAGTCAGGAGGTAAAAAAGTACCTATTAGTGTTTTAGTTGAGTGGATAGAAAGAAGGGCTATTGCAAGCGGTGATAAAGATGTTAAAAGTATTGCTTTTGCTATCCAAAACACTATACATAAAGAAGGAATGCCTACAAAAGGCAGTTTTAAATTCAGTAATAATGGAAGGAGAAAAGGCTTTATAGATTTTGTAATTGATAATGAGTTAGATGGTGTTTATAATGAGTTAGAACAGCAGGTTTTTAAGGGTTATGATGATGCAATAGCTACAATAGTTAAAGATTTTAATATAAAAAATAAGTAATGGCAATAACAATAATAACACAACCTACGACAGGAGTTCCTAATGTTGCATACGGTGAAAAAGATAAAGTTATTTACAAGTTTAGTAGTAGTGCAGCTTCATTAGTTTCTTGTATTGTTGAAGTTATAGTTGATAATGTTAGAATAGCAGCTTTAAATGTTCAAAAGGATAAAGGAACTACTAATGAATTTACAATAGTTTTAAATGAAATACTACAAAACTATTTAGATTTTAAGCTTTATACAACCACACTTAGTACTTATGATGCTACTGATTCTGGTAGAAAAAAATATAGTATTAAAATATATGAGGTAACTGAACCTAGTGATACATTAATAACTACTTATGACCCTGATAATGATAGTAATGTAAACTATCAATTTTTTGATGGAAATATTAGAAATGTATTTAACTGTACATTAGACGCAATTCAACAAAATAGTTTTAATGCAACAGATTACCAACTATCAGCAAATACAAAGAAGTTCTTAAATGATACACCAAGTATTAAAGATATAGAGTTAAATCAGAGTGAGTATTTAGGTGCTTTATGGTATGATGGTGCAGTAGGTCAGTCATTTAAAATAGAAATATTAACATACAATTCTGCTGATGCTTTATTAAATACAGATTATATTGATATTACTGATTGGAATGCAGGTTATTCTGGTGGTAATTTTTTATTTTATTATATCACTATACCAGTAGGAACTGCTAATCTAATTGCTGCTAGTGTTAGTTTAACTAATGTCAGTTATTATACTGTTAAAATAATTAATAATATTGGTGATGTTAGTGAATTAAAAAGGTTTAACATAGTAGGTTCTTGTGATTCTGATGTACGTATACATTGGCAAAATAAATACGGCAAAAGAGATAGCTATACATTCAAAGGTAATAAGCAAGAAAGCATAAAACACAAAGCATCTACATTTATAAAATCTAAGGGTATAAGCTATTCTAGTGATGATAGAGGTGTAAGCGTATTACAAAATATATCAAATACAAATTTCACAGTTTATAGCAGGTCAATAGGTAGAAGCGAGTATCATTGGCTTAGTGATATGTTAATTAATAAAAGAGCATTTGTTGAGATAGGTGGTAATTATTTTCCTATTATTATTGAAGATGGTACTTTCTTTAAAACTGATGAAAATGATATGCCGATACAATTTGTTTTAGAGTATAGTTTTGCTAATCCAACAAAAGGAATTAGAGGATGAATGAAGTAATTATAAGGATAATAGACACTACTAATAATGTAGAAGGTGATTTAGATTTAGCGAGCTATAATGACTTTCCACTTGCTATTAATAAGGGTATTGTTAACCTAGATAATTTAAAAGAGCGAACAGGTACTTATACAAAGAGTTTCAAAGTTCCAAACACTAGAAACAATGCAAGCTTATTAAGTAATGTAGATAATATAAACAGTAGAAAAGATTATAGAAAGGCACTAAACAGAAAGCCTTGTATAATACTTGTAAATGATTCACCTATTGAAAAGGGTTTTGTTCAGGTTAGTAAGGTTTATAATGGCTTAAAAGTAGAAAGTTTTGAGTTAGTTTTTTATGGTAATAATATCGATTGGGTTAAGTCTGCTGCTGAGCTTCAATTGAATCAAATTACTACATGGGAAGGTAACAACCAACAAAACTATACAAAAGTTAATATAAATGCTCTTAACCTCTCTGATTCTGATAGTCATGATATTGCATACCCTTATATCAATAGAGGTGGTAATAGTATAAAACAGAGTACAGATGTAACTGATTATAGACCTGTATTTTATTTAAAAAATATTATTAGTAAATGTTTTGAAGAATTAGGATATCAAACTCAAACATCATTTTTTAATAGTCCTAATGACCATTTAAAAAAATTAGTATGTGATTTTGATTTAAAATTCACAGAAGAGGAAACAGATACAACAGATACTTTTTTAGAAACTTACTTATCTAGTAATCAAGTTAAAACTCCTTTAATAAACCATAGAGTTCCTTATGATTCTGATGTTTCTAATGTTGGTAATCATTATAGTACAAGTACATTCGAATACACAGTACCTAGTGATGGTTCTTATTTTATTAAATATCAGATAGCTGTTAGGCATGAAGGGCCGGGCGGTGGTCAGAACGTAGATTTTAAGATTGTTAAAAATGGTCAAAGCATTAATAGTATTGGTAGTGGTGTAGTTTTACAAACTGTTGAACTTAATGCACCTATTGATAGCACATTTACGGGCGGAGGTAGAGCAGGTCAAACAACAGAAGCATTATTACAGAATGATAAAATATCAATTTATGTAAGGGGTGATAATCATTTAAGTATACCCTTTGGTATTAAAGGTAATGAGTTTACTTATATTCAAATAACAAAAAAAGCTGAGATTGAAAAAAATGATGCTTTTTTAATTAGTAAAACAATACCTGATAATATAAAGTTTTTAGACATACTAAATGATTTTACTAGAATGTTTAATATCTATTATTGGACTGATGTAAAAAGTAAAACAGTCTATTTTGATACTAGAAATGATTTTTTTAAAAGTGAATCAACAGCTATTGATTGGAGTGATAAAGTAAATGTTAACACTTATGAGGTTGATTATGTTAGCTCATATAAAAGAACTTTAAATTTTGCTTACAATCCAGTAAATAAAGATAATTGGTTGAAAGGATGGCAGGATGAAAACAAGCGTATTTATGCTAGTTTTAATTTTGTTCTAACTGATAGATTTGCAGAAGGTAATCAAAAAATACAATTAGATTCTTTTAGTGCTACTTATGGCATAAAAGATACTAGCGTAGTTGAAAATACAAGTCAAGCCCCAGTCACTTTACAAATATGGAATGATTTTGAAAATACACCTCCTGAAACAAGAACTACTAACTACAATTTTAGAATATACTTTTTCCAAAATAAGGTACAAACAGTATCAGGTATAACTAATCAAATTAAAGCTTTTGGGTCAAACACAAATACAATACCTTACGGTATTTTTGAAGATTATGAAGGTGTTATAAGTCCACAAAATTTAAGTTTTACGGGTGCTGATGGTTTATTTTCTACATATTACTCTAAGATGTTAAAGAACATTGAGGAGGGTGGTAGATTAATTGCTTTTTTTGACTTAACTAGTACAGATATAGAAAACTTAGACTTTAGAAAGCTTATTTATTTAGATAATAATGATAACATAAAAGGGTATTATTTTGTTGAAAGTGTTATAGATTATAAGCCCGTGCAAGGTGGATTAACAAAAGTTAGTTTATTTAAGTTTGAAAATATTGGAAGTGTAGATATTGATACTACTCAGACTGGTAATAATAGTGGCATAATTGATAATAGTAATACACCTCCTTTATTATTTCCTATCTACGTTCAGGATGGAAACCAATTAATAGAAGTAGTAATAGAGAATCCTACAACGGGATTAATAGAACCAGTTTTTAGATAAAAGATATGGCAGATAAAAAAACGATAGCAATAAAGGTAAAAGTAGAAGGAACTACTGAACAAAAAAAGTCTTTAATATCATTACAGTCTGAAGTTGATAAACTTGCTAACAGAAAAAAAGCATTAAACAAAGAGGAGAGAGATGGTTTAAAAACTCAAAAAGAAGCTAGTGGCGAGAGGGCTAATTTAAACTTACAATTAAAAGCTAATAGAAACTCGTTAAGAGATTTAGAGGCTCAGATACTAAAAGAGAATAATGCATTAAGAAAGAACTCAGGTTTTGTTGAGGGCATTAAAAAAGCTTTAAGGGAGTTAGAACAAGAGGAAAGTAAATTAGTAAAAGAGCAGGATAAGTTAAACATTGAAATAAAAGAAGCTACAAAACTTTACGGTAAAAACTCTAAAAATGTACAGAAACTTAAACAAGTACATACAGCAGTAAACAATGAAATAATAAAGGTTAGAAAAAGTATAGATAAAAATAATGAAAGCGTAAAGGCTAGTACTAAGTCTTTTAAAAAAATGGGTACAACAGCAATAAAAGCTTTTGCTGGTTTATTTGCTATCCAACAATTAACTGCACTTTTTAAGAATGCTTTTAATACTATCAAAGATTTTGAGCAACAGATGGCAAAAGTTGAAGCTATCACAGGTGCAACAGATGAAGAGATAAAAGCATTATCAAACTCAGCAAAAACTTTAGGAAGTTCTACACGAAAAACGGCAACTGAAGTTGGTAAACTACAAGAAGAGTTAGCAAAGTTAGGCTTCACTACTGATGAAATATTAGATGCTACTGGTGCAATAATAAACTTATCAGAGGCAACAGGTTCAGACCTTGCACAATCTTCTAGTGTGGCGGCTGGAGTTCTTAATGCTTTCGGTTTAGAGGCTAAAGATACTAAGCAGTTAGCAGATGTTATGGCAAAGAGTTTTAGTAGTTCTGCATTAGATTTAAATAAGTTTGAAATTGCTATGGGTAACTTAGGGCCTGTAACTGCTGAAGCTGGTTTATCTGTTGAAGAAACTACTGCTATGTTAGGTATATTAGTAGATAGAAACATACAAGCATCAAAAGCCGGTACAGGGCTTAGAAACGTATTTTTAAGACTAGCGAAACAAGGTAAAACATTACAGGAGGCAATGGATGAAATAAACTCTGCAACTAGTAGGAGTGCTAAAGCTACTGAGTTATTTGGAGTTCAAAATACATCTGTCGCTCTTATATTAGCTGATACAAAAGATGAGGTAAACGAGTTAAACAAATCTTTAAATAATACCGATGATGATGCTGCTAAAATGGCTGAAACAATGGGAGATACTCTAAGCGGTGATTTAGATAAATTAACTAGTGCTTATGAAGGTTTTATCTTATCATTAGATTCTGGTGAGGGTGCTATATCTCAAACTATCAGAGGCTTTTTAGACTTTGCTACTGAATCATTAAGGTTATTCTCGATTTTAGGTAAAACAACAGCAGAATTAAGGCAAGAAAAATTTGATGAGGCATTACCTGAAAGGCTAAAACAAGCAAGAAAGGATGAAGAGCAGTTTCAAAAAGATAACTTAGAAAGAGTAAAGAACAGAACAGACTTACAAAATGCATCTGATAAGCAAATTTTAGATGCTCAGGTTTTAATGTTAGAATCAGAAAAAAACCTTTCAGAAATTGCAGTTAAAAGAATACAAGATAAAATTAAAGAGGGTAATCTAACAGAGGAACAATTACAAACTCAAAATAATAGGTTAACTACTCAACAAGCTCAATTAGATATACAAAATGAGCTTTTAACAAACTTTAAAGTTGAGCAAGGTTTACAAAAAGACTTGCAAGAGATTGAAAGATTAAAAAGAGTTGAAAAGAATAAAACTCTAAGGCTAGAAAAAGAATCTGCTGAAAGAAGAAAAAAGCAAGTAGCAGAAAATAAGAAAACTAGAGAAGTAGTTGATAGAGATACTATCAAATCAATAGCCAATAAAGAAAAGCTAGAGCAAGAAGCATTAAATATTAAAAAGATTTCTACTCTAGAAACTGAAAGAGAGATAGAAGATGAAAAGTTAAATATTGCAAGAGAAGCAGCGAAAAAGCAAGTTGATTTAAGCAAGGCAACTGACATTGCCAAAAAAGAAGAGAAGCTAGCAATTGATGCTAAATTTGATGCACAAGCTGAAGCCTTAAACCTAAAAAGAAAAGAAGATGATGAGGTTAAAGATAATGAGTTTAAAAAACAATTAGATAGTCAAAAAATAGCACTAGCTGAACAAACGGCTAATGCTTTAGTAGATGTTGCAGGTAGAAAAGCAGAAAGGGAAAAAAATTTAGAACTCGCTGCATTAGATGCTAAACTACAAAGCGGTTTAATATCACAAGAAGAGTTTGAAAAACAAAAAGAAGCAATAGAAAGAAAAGCTTTTAATCAACAAAAAAGATTAGAGCTCGCACAGATAGCTATTAGTTTAGCAACAGAGATAGCAAACATTGCAGCCAACTCAGCAGGTAACCCTCTAAATGCTTTTACCTTTGGTACGGCAGGAGCAGCACAAAACACAGCCTTAGCAGGTATTGCAATAGCAAGGAGTGCAATTCAAGCAGGTATAGTTGCATCACAGAAATTCGATGAAGGTGGTTATACTGGTTCTGGTTTTGGTTCTCCTGATAGCTCAGGATTTAAGCAGGCTGGAGTTGTTCATGAAGGTGAATATGTAGTACCTAAAAACGTATTAGAATCACAAAGAGGAGGTACTTTAGTTAGTGCTTTAGAATCAATGAGAACTAATAGACCTCAACCTTTTAGTAGTTATGGTTTTGCTAATGGTGGTTTAGTTAGTAGTGGTGGTATAGATATTTCAAACTTAGAAAATAAAATAAGTAGTGCGGTTGCTAATTCAATCGGAGCTATTCAAGTAGTAAATAACGCAACAGATACTATTAGTCAAGCTGCTAAAGTAAGTAACATACAATCTGAGGCTACATTTGGATAAAATATGTATATTTAGAATATGTGGTTAACTGCTTTATTTGGTAGAGCTAAAAACATTAGTAGTGAGTTAACAAGTTATCAAAAGAAATTAGATAGGCTTGATATCTGTAATGGATGCACAAATAAAAAAGATAACTTTAAATTTCTATTTATAAAGAAAAAAGGAGTATCACAATGTGGTATCTGTAAATGTGCTTTAATAGACAAAACAATATGGGAAGATGAACAATGCCCAAAAGGAAAATGGTAGATTTTGACATAAATAAAAACTTAGAAAACTTAGATAACTTACAAAGGTTAGATATAAAAGAGGCTATTGATAAAACTCATGGTAAAATGTTTCCATGTTCAAAAAGTATCCAATTTTTATCAGAACTATTCAAAGAGAATGTTGAACCTAATTTTAAGATTTCATGTGGACGGTGCAAAAGGAGAATAATAAACTTTTGGAAGCAGAGGCTCGAGAGCTGGCAAATGTATTAAACGAGACTTTGTTTAGTGTAGTTTACAAAGCTAGTAATGTAAAACAAGCAACAGAGTTATTATTAAGCACAGGATTAATTAATCAGAAAGCTGTTAGAAATATGGCAGTTATTAATGACTATCATATTATGAGAAAGAATCCATTAATGATGATGAAAGACATTTATTATAATCTATCTGTTAAGTATGATATTTCTGTTAATCTTGTTATTAAGATTGTACTGCAAAAATAATTTATTATATTAGCATCTACTTTGTAAGTATTTAATTTTTTAGGGTTTTTAATAGGGGGTTTTTATAACCCTCTTTTTTTTTGTATAATTTTTTTATAGACCAATTAGTTTACAATTTTTTATTGTTGTAATATGAATTGGTATAATATAAGTAATTCAGTAAATAATAAATTATCTATTTCAATAGATGAAGAAATAGGCTCTTTTGGTATTGATGCAAAAAGCTTTATTGATGAAGTTAAAGTATCAGGTTCTAAAGATATAGAGCTTACTATTAATAGCGGAGGTGGTTCAGTTTTTGATGCTCTTGCTATTTACGATTTTCTTAAAAACTCTTCTTATAATGTATCTGTAAAGATTGAAGGTTTAGCTGCTTCTGCTGCTACAATCATAGCTCTATCTGGTTCTAATTTACCAGTTATGAGTGAAAACAGTTTCTTTATGATTCATAACGCATGGATGCCAGTTGTTAGTATGGATGGCATGAATAGTGATGAGATAAGAGATTATAAAGAAGAATTAGAAAAGCAGGCTCAGTTGATGGATAAAATTAACTTGAAACTTGCTAAAATATACGCTAATGCAACAGGTCTAGAATTATCTACAATTCAAGACATGATGAAAGCGGAAACGTGGCTAACTGCTGAAGAGGCTAAAGAGTATAATTTTATAGGTAGTATAGAAAGTGCAATGGCCATTGCTGCTTATGCTAGTCCTAAAGAGTTAGCCAAAAAAGGGTACAAAGTACCTTCCAACTATGTAAATCAATTAAATAACGTGAATATGTCTGAGAAAGAAGGTCTACTGGACCAACTAAAGGCTTATGTTTCTGAATTATTAGCTCCTAAAGCTGAAGCAGTAGAAGAAGAAGCAGTTGAAGAAACTGTTGAGGAATCTGTTGAAGAGGTTGAAGAAGTTGAAGAGGAAGTAACAGAAGAGCCAAAGGATGCAGTTGATGTTGAATCTATTAAAGCAGAGCTTATGGAATCAATTAAAGCTGAACTAATTGCTAAAGATAGCAAGTTAGAACAATTACAAAAAGAATTGGATAAAGCGAATGCATCTCGAAAGCCTTTAGAGGCTAAAGAAGATGTAGTTAATCCAGAAGCCAAAGTTAAAAAGGTGGATGAGTTAGGTGCTGCAATTCTTAATATTTTAAAATCTTCATATAAAAGCTAAAATTAAAAAAGATGGCAAATTTTATTACACAATCAATTTCTAGTACTTATTCAGGTCAGGAATTTACAGAAATCCTTTTCGCACCTCAAGAAGGTAGCTCGGATTTAGCAGGTATAAGAGTTATACCTAACATTAAGGTTAAGGCGAACATGTACCTTAACTCATCTCTTACAAAAATTGTAAGAAAGTATACTACTTGTGGTTTTTCTGCAACTGGTGGAGTAACTAACGTTTCAGATAGAACTTTGGAAGTATCAAAACTTAAGGTAAATCTTGAGGAATGTGGAGATGCTTTTTACGGTACTATTTTTGAAGAGTTTTACGGTTCAGGAACTGCAATCGATGATTTAACTGATACTGTTGTAGGTGAGGTTGCTCGTAAAAGAGTTGCTGAAGCTATTGCAGACGATAACGGAAGAATGGCTTGGTTTGCTGCTTCTACTGCTGCTGCTGCTGATTACGCACAGTTTGATGGTTTTGTACAGTTATTCGTTGATAACTCAGCTTCTTTAGGGAAATATGTTGAGATGACTGCAATAGCTAACATAGAGGACACTAACGGTGACTTAGTTGCTGATGGTGCTTATACTCTTTTGAAGTCTGCATACGAAAACCAAACTAAGGTACTAAGACAAATGCCAAATGCATCTAAGTCTTTTAGAGTTACTGCTACAATCGTAGATAACTTAATGACTACTTATGAGCAGTTAGGAACAGGAAATGCTCTAGGGCTTCAGTTATTACAAGATGGACAGTCTTTATCTTTTAGAGGTATTCCGCTTGTAGAGGTTACTGGATGGGATACACAGCTCTCCGACGCTACCAACCCAAATGCTAACATTGGAAAGAACATGCTAGTTTACACAGTAAATGATAACCTAGTAATAGGTACTGATGTTGCTGATGCTGGTTCTCAATTGAAATTTAGAAGTAATGACGATGATGATGAGTTGTTAAAAATTATTGCTAAATATAAAATGGGTGCTCAGTTTGTATTTGGTGAGTTGATTTCTTTCTACTACTAAGAATTAAAGCCCCTCTTTATGGGGGGCATTTTTTAACTAATAAATTTTATAAAGATGTCAGAAATTTCAACAGATATTTTAATAAGTTGTAACGATGAGAACCGCAGAGGTGGTATCAAAAGAGTATTCGTTATCAACAAAGATGATGTGACTACTTTCACTGCTTCTACCGATAATCATTCTTATACAGCGGTTACCTTGAGTACTACTGATGATAAGTTTTTCGAGATTGAAGGAGAATTAGAAACTAAGTTATATTCTTCTGAGGGTTCTCGTGAGAATGGTTCTATTTCTTATGAAACTTCTTTGGAAGTGTTCTCTCCAAAAATGGAGAAAGTAAAAGCTAAAGGAATTAACAGCTATGTTGAGTCATGTGGATTGATTGTAATATTTGAAACTTACAATAAAGAAACTAATGATAATAAAGCTTTTGTACTAGGATTCGATGAAATCATGGGTAAAGATGCATCTGTTGATGCTATTGCTAATGAAGTATTAGAAGCTGAACTACAAGGACAAAATGGTTATACTGTAACTTTTGCAGGAAAACAAGCACAGCTTGTTAGAGAGTTTGTAGGTTCAATAGTAACAAACAGCTCAGGTACTGTATCACTAGGTTCATAATATTACTTATGATTGGATAGTTGCTTAGCAACATTGGGAGAGTTTGGATGCTCTCCCTTTTTTTATTATGGAAAAAATATGAATAAATTTATTATATTAGTATTATGAGCAAATTTATTATAAAACCTGCTTTTTTAGGTAAAAAAATAATGGGTTCAGTGGGTGTTATTAATCTAACTGAGAAAACAAGCCAAAAGGATTTAAAGAAATTATACAATGCAGGATTTAAAGATGTTGTATTGTTAGAAAAGGTCAAAGATGAGCCAAAAGAAGATTAGTAACATAAAAGCTAGTACTGTTAAAACTGACCCAATAACTACTCCAATAGTTAAGAAGGAGAAAAGACCTAATGAGGACATTGAGCAGAAATGGATACCATTTTTTCAAGACTCAGATAACATCTATGTTAATGATTTAGCAAAGAGGGCAAGAAGGTCTAGTACTCACTCAAGTATTATAAATCAAAAGATAACATTTATAAAAGGTAAGGCATTCACTTTTAAGCTTGATGGGGAAAATGTAAGTTATGAAGATTTGCCTATTGATTTTCAGGAGTGGTGCAAAGAAGTTAATCCAGATGGTGAGAGCCTTTATGATGTGTTTAGCGACATTGTACAGTCTTATGTAATAACTGGTAATGCTTACCCTCATATTAAAAAAAGCGGTGATTATACGGCTTTATATTGCTATGATGCAACTACTGTTAGAAAAGGTAAAAAAGGTAATATAGCATACTTATCAAACTTTTGGAGAGATATTGAATTATCAAATACACCTAGTGCCCAATACCCTGTAAATGAATTAGACTTTTTTGATGGTACAAATCAAAAAGAGTTTTTAATTCATATTATGAGAAAGTATCCAGAGTTTAACTTTTATGGTTTACCTGATTATGTAGGGGCTTTAGATTGGATAGATATTGAGTACAGAATGAGTAAGTACAATATCGATAAGTTTGACAATGGCTTTTTTCCTAGTGTATTAATTCAGATGTTTGGCGAAGTTCCTGACGGGATGAACGCACAGCAATATGTTGAGAAGATAAAAGAAAAATTCACAGGAGAGGCTAACAATGATAAATTTTTAGTTGAGCTTTTAGATAGTCCAGAGCAGGCTGCAAGTATAAAAGAATTTGAAAGAGAAAGAGATGGCGAGTTTATGGAACTTAGCCAACTAACTACTAAAGCAATTATCACAGCTCATAGAATTACTCCGAGTTTAGCAGGTATTGAAACTGGTGGAAAGCTAGGAAGTAACCAACAGATGAAAGATGAATACGACAAATTTATGAATAGTGTTGTAATACCTGATTTTCAAGAGCCATTATTAAAAGTTTTAAATAGGATTATTAAAAGAGATACTAAATATGGAAATATTGAAGTAGGTATCTTAAATGTATCTCCTGTTGGTGATAGTGCTAAAGTTGATTTAAATGCAGTTGTAACTATTAACGAAGCCAGAAAGATGCTAGGTTTAGAGATGTTAGAAGATGCAAGAGGTGAATTATTTGTTAATGAAAATGCTGTTCAAAATATAGAAGATACTGATGAGGTTGAAGATGAAATTAATAACACTTATCAAAATAGTATCTACTCAAAAACTTATGCTGATTATCCTGATAGTGCTGTTAACAATGCTAAAAAAGGTATAAAGTTAAATGATGAGGTTAACAATAAATGTGCTACTAATATTGGAAAGCAAAGAGCACAAGACATATCTAATCGAAGAGGGTTAAGTTTTAGTACTATAAAAAGGACATTTAGTTATTTATCAAGAGCTGAAGAGTATTACGACCCATCAGATACAAAAGCTTGTGGAACTATATCATATTTATTATGGGGTGGAAAGTCTATGAAAAGCTGGGCAGAAAGTAAGATTAAAGAAATTGAAAAAGGTTAATTATGGCGTATAATACAGAGATGATGACCTCAACGGAGGTAAGCGGTCAAGCTATAAATGATAATTACTTTGATACTGCTTATTTTGACAAGTACATTTTAACTAGTCAAAGAAAGTATGTTAAAAGTGTATTAGGCAAAAAGTATTATGATGAACTATTAACACAGATAGCAGGAGTTAGTTTAACGGGTGATAATACTATTATCTTAAATCAGTTCATTAAACCTATGTTAGCTCATTACATAGTCTATGAGGTATATTCTAAGGTACATACACAGCTTACTAATCAGGGTGCAATGGAAAACAATACAGAGCAGTCTAGTCAGGCTAGTAATTTTGAATACTCACAAAGTAGAGATTTCTATATTAACAAAGCTGACTTCTGGAAAAAAGACATGATTGATTACATCAAAGAGGAAAAGAAGTTAGATAGTACAAAGTTTCCTTTATTTGATGACTGTGATACACCTCCACAAGTAAATAAAAAAGGCATAATATTTTATTAAGATATGGCAATACTTCACAAAAATATTAATAACGAGAGTGATATTCATGTACCTAAATGGTTACCTGGTGCTAATAATGGTGATTATGCTTTTAAGAATGAAAAAGGAGAGTTAGAAAGTATTGATGAACTTTTATTACCTGCTGCTTTAAATTTTGTTGATGGTAGTGTAGCACCTCCTACAACTAGCGTAGGTGATATTTATATTTTATCTAGTGGTGCGAGTGTAAATGCTGGATGGGGCTCTGTTGCTTTACAAGATTGGGTACGTTATGATGGTGCATTATGGAATAGCTTAACACCTCAAAAGAGTAGTTTATGTTATGATAAGACTGCTGATGCCTTAATGAGTTTTAACGGTACTGCATGGGCTGCTATTGGTGCTGGTGGTGGTACTGATGCAAATGCTGTACATGTTAACGTAGGTGCTGAGATATCAGCAATAACGGCAAAAGCCACACCGACTACTAGTGATATTATATTAATAGAGGATGCAGCAGATTCAAACAATAAGAAAAAAATTACTATT